AATACCCAGCTGACCGTCTTTATCTAATGTCATATCAATATTAGAGGCATTTTTAAAAGTGATGCCTTGCAAGGCTTTAGCATTTAATTCGGTTTGTCCGTTAGCCCGTTGCCGCAGGCAATAGTTGAATTGAGTCGCGTTGTCTTGATGGGCGAAAACTGCCATGTCAGAGTTTGTGCCATCCCACCCCAAGTGTGTGCGACCGATTTGAGCGGAAGCATCTAGATCATCCATCACCAACATTGGCGCGCTGTTGACGGCTCCAACCAATGTAAGCGCTCCGCTTATAAAAACACTTCCTGTAAATTGATGAGTTGAATCAATGCTGCCGGCTGCTTGCGTCGAGCCTTTTGTTGTTTTGTCTCCCGGAGAAAAATCTGAACCAAATCCCATAGTTACTTTTCCTTAATCCGTTAGTCCGGAGCCAGTTAGTTCATACATATGATCGGCTTCGATGTTTGTTAGATTGGCAACCACCTCAAAGCCGTTATCGGCGGTACCCCCAGAGGGACAGCTAATATAAACCTCTTTACATTTGTGATGAAAAGTCATGCTTTGATCGTCGCTTTCCAATGTAACGTAGTGGTGGCCACCTACGACGTAGCCGGAAGAAGTTGAATTAAAATGTATTCTCAAGACAGCACCACCACCAGTCGATCCCGAATTAATCACCGTAAAGTCTCTTGTTACTCGTGGAAATTGGATACGAACCTCTTCGTCCGTGCCTAATGTCGACCCCGTTATAAACGGTTGCCCTGAAATCTGATACGAGCCGACATTTCTTAGCCCGACTCCTCCGCCTGGATAAAACATTTTATTTCTCCTTCTTATTAAATAGTTAGTTTAATTTCTTTTCTCTCTCGATTCTTAACTTCTCTAAAACTTTTTTGCGGCGCGCTTTCTCTTTCTTTCGTTTAATGGAAGGCTTTTCATATCGCATGCGATCTCTAAAGTTTTCAATAATTCGTTCTTTTTTACATTTTTTTGTAAATCGTCGGACCATTCTTTCTATGTTTTCATTTTCATATTTTGGTTTAACTTCTACGTTAATAGATCTTACAGCCATCTAGTGTACTCCTTGCTTAAATGAGGTTCTTCCATTTGTGCCCTCCCAGCGCCATGATCCCGGATATATCAACACCCGAATCGACAGGGTCGGTACCTGCGAGGGGCCCTGGTGAAGGGTCGGCGCCTGGGGATCCTCCTTCTGCCAAGGGACTTACTCCCTCAAATATTTCATTACCGAAACCAGTCGCATCAAGTACTTTTCTCTTTTGTTCTTTTAATCTTTGATATTTTTCCTCTTCTAAGTGTTGCTTTTGTTGTTCAAGTCGCCTTTGCTGTTCGAGGTTGCCCTGTGTGTGTACTTCTTTTCTTTCTGATAACAAAGGCGAAAAACCTCTGGCAACTTCTGTAACAATGTTAGCAAGAATTCCCTCTTCTAAAAGCGCCTCTCTAACGCACTGCTTGATTAGTGGCTTAAGGATGGTTTTTAATTCTGTTTTTTTCATTTTTTTCTCTTATAAAATATTGTTTAGAGCGCGATTGATTCTATCGCCCTTTGTAAAGATTTGACGCAAGCCCTTCTCAACACCTTCGCGCATAATGTAGGCGCCGGGGGCGGAAGGCTCAGAGACTGCATCAAAACAAATCAATTGGAGGTCTTCTTGTACGATTTGAGATCCCTTGTCCTCTTTCAAAGAGCCTAGGGCGCGCGAGGAAAAGCCAAACTTTACGCCACTTTCATATAGTCCTCTCAAAACATTTCCAGATGGGGTGTTTAAAACTTTAATAGAGCCAAGAAGATTTTTACCGTCCCACCAAAGCCTATTAACCATATGAGAGGCGTTTTTAAGATTGATTACGCTTTCATCCGGGTGATCACATTCTCCGATTGCGCGGCCTTCCTTGACAAGCTTCATATAATTTTTGACTTCGCGAGTCAATGTGTTGTGAGGGTATATGCGTCCATTGCCATTTACTGCGTCCGACTCTTGTAGTTTGGCTGGAAATATTAATGCCCCTTTGCTAACTTGTATCTTTTCACCTTCTGTTAAAAGGTCTTGACAGCCGCGCTCATCGCACTTTAATTGATAAAATTCTCGTAAAAGTGTTTTTGACATTTATTTTCCTTCTCCAGCGGGCGCAACCCGCGTGATTGTAGAGCCGCCACAACAATGGGCAACCGGTCGCAACATCCATCTTTTCTTAATCATGATTACATTCTCCTTCGTTTTTGTGGGTTATTTTCAACCCGAAATCATTAGCCAGAACACTCATTAAATAAGTAGTTCCAGAACTCAAACATCCCAGAATAAGCGCGCTGGCCGCGCTATACTCAAAAGTAAATAGTTCTGTATAACTATTAATCCCAAACAAAAATATCCCGACCCAGAAGCCCATGCACATGGGACAGTGGAATAGTTTTCCAAAACCATGTAACCAGCTTTTTGGGGGGCGTATTTTATTGAAAATTGAACCGAAAACTAAAATTTGAGTTAAGCCGTACGCGGCGAGAATAAAATAAATTAGCTCCATTAACACCTCTTGTTCTTGTTATTCTTCGTACATTCCATACAGACCGTAAGCAGTATTAATACCAGCATATTGTGTCATAGTGCCCTGGCGCTTTTTGTGTGGTATTTCACCAAGTTCGGTCGAGTACTCGTTGTCGGGTTCTAGAAGTTCTTCGTCGGAGTCCATTTCGTACCTCTTAATTGCGTCATAATGTGGCTTCTCTGTTAACAAGAAGTTGACCACCGAATATAAGACCATTTGAATTGGATCTGCCCTGCTAGGGTCGGTGGACTCCAAGATTATTCCTTCTAAAGACCCGTAAACATTCCCACTATGAACGGTGCCCGGGTCGACAACTCCGCGGCGACTAAGGTGGTCAAAAAGACGTGACTGTGTAGCATAAATATGATCGCCATACTGTTTTTTAGCTACGGCTAAAACTTTTTTATTTTTGGGAGATAAAATAATATCGATATCCGGATGATCTAAAATTAGGATGTTGCCATCCAGGGTGCGGCGCGCCTGGAGTTTTATTCTGGCATCGATGGGATTCTCAAGTGTTACTTTAATAGTCATTATGATTCGATCTCTTTAACTAAAGTTTGTATCTTTAGAATCTGTTGTAAAAACTCTTTGTCTATCGGTTTTTGATTAGAATTTTCTAAAAGCTTTTTAATTTCCTTCATTTTTACAGATATCGTTTGGTCCCGTTCAAGTTCTTCTAGTTCAAAAGAATTATTTATTTTTTTCTTTAAAACTTCAATTTCTTCATTTAAATAAAATTTAAGATCGGCGCCGCCGTCTAGAAAAGAAAGGATAAATTTGTTAAGAAGCGTTTTTTGGCCTTCTAGAAGAACATCATTATATCGATTGTTAAACTTTTCAATAAACTTGTTTACAATAAGGCCGGTAACATCTTTGCCTCCTCTCTTTTTGTTGATCCTCTCTAGTGTTATTTTTTTCAAGAGGCTTTCCTCTAGAATAACGCGCTGTTTTGTGCTTACATCTTCACCAAATATCTGCGATAAAGTCGCGATGCTTCTATAGCTCGGAACAAAATTAGAAAAAACATCTTTTGATAATTCTTTATTTATTTTTTTGATAAGTGCGCTTTGTTCGTTAAATATTTTTTTTGTGTCAAGTTTTTTATATTCTTTTTTACTTTCTTGAATAAGTTTTTCAGCTGTGTGGGGGAGTACGCCGCGGGTCTCTAATAAGTTCTTAAATAATTGTAATTCCTTCCCCAACTCAGTTCCTTTTTTAAAACCTTCTTTTAGGGTGAATATTATTTTATTTCGTTGCGCCTTATTTTTATTAATAGTTTGCTTAACTGCTTCTCGTACGAGTACTTCATAAAGAAGGGCTGTATTTCTCTTTTTATTGTGCTTTAACATCGTCTTTTTGTTCCAATTCTTGTATCAAATCTTGTATAGTCTGATTTACCTCAAGCAACTTGCGCTCTTCATTATTATAATTAGTTTCTTTGTCTTCAGAAATACCTTTTCCAAGGCCAAGCAATTCAGAAGCGCCGGCCGGCAACATCCTTAGCTGGCGCGCAGGCAAACGAGCTAGTTCATGTGAGCCTTGTGATGTATAGTGGCGCTTCCGGGGTCCCCCATGAGATCTCCCATCCATTCGTGTGCGTCTATAAGCCTTGCCTTTAGACCGTGGTGTAACATAAGTGCCATCCTTCTTGGCGCTAACCCAGGCTTTTGTCCAGGCTTCGTCATCTCTTTTACCTGGCGCTGCCAGAAGAGCTGAATCGGCGCCGGCTTCGCCTTCGGCGCCGGGTGGTGGCCCTTCGGGGATTTCTTCGGGGATCTCGCCCATTTCTCCGCCCATTTCTGCGCCCATTTCTGCGCCCATTTCTCCGCCCATTTCTCCTCCGGGAAGTCCGCCCATTCCGCCGGCGGCTGGGGCGCCCCCCATCGCTCCTGGTGCTGCACCGCCAGCCTCAGCTGCGGCAAGCGCAGCGGCTACTGAGCTATCATAAAACAGTTCTCTTTGATTTCGTAAAAATTCCTCTTCGGACATGTCAAATAAAGTTCTTGCAATCCAGCGTTTGCTAAACATTCCTTCAACTGCGGTACCTGCAACAGTAAACTTGGTGCTCCATTGCTCAAGCTCTTGCATTTCAGCAATCTTAGATGGGTTATGGAGCTTAACATTAAATGATAATAAATCATCTCCTCTATAACCAAGGGTGTAAAGATGAATGATCGCTATTTTTTCTAATTCAGTTATAACAGATCTTTGAAGGCGCTGTACCGTCCTTGCAAAACGAATATCTTTTTGTGCTAATGTTGCTTTATCTTCTTCGCCCCCTTCTGCTCTAGACAAATAAGAAGCTGGAATTTTTAATGCAGAAAAAAGTTTATCTCTTAAGTATTTAACATCGTCAATGTCGCCTTGGTATGTGCCACCCTCTAGGGTGGTGATTTCGGTACCGACTCCGCCTCGCATTGGGATAAAGTAATCTTCCTCAATGCTTAATGGGTTATAACGCAAATCTACACGACCAGTATCTGCATCAACGACTTGATTTCTTTTCATAGAAGTTATAATGCGCTGCATATATTGCTCAACATCTTGCGGTGGAATATTTCCTACATCTACCTTAAACATTCTTCGCGAAGGGGCCCGAACAATACGATATGCCATCATTGCATCTTCCAAAAGGACTAGCTGGCGCCAAATTCTTCTTGCACCATCTAAAATAGAAGTTCCATAGGGAGCAAATTTATCATTTCCCAAAATTCTAAATTGCGCGATTTGCCAATTTTCAAATGTTACTCCTCCTGAGTTCCATTGGAACTGCACATAATTGGGATTAGTTTTATCTTGCCCTTCCATGCGTTCAATTTCTTGGCTCGGAAGCCCAACAACTTGCTTGACCCCTAATCTCTCATCAATATCAAGATATAAATAAAAGTCACCATATTTGCACATTGTACGACACCAGCCAAATAAATTAAATCCAATATTTAAAACACTGTAAAAAAGTGTATCTAAAATGCCTTTTATTTCTTCGTCATTCGAATCGATTTGAAGTACTTTTTTAATACTCGTGTGAGTAGTCATTTCATCGGCATAAATATCTAATGCAGAAGATATTTCAGGAGTATACTCCATCTGATCAAAATCTGCATACCGTTGTAATCGCGACTGCGTTCCCATCATATAGGATGAATGGTTATCAAACGGACTATAGCCGACTCTTTCAAACTTTTGGCCAGAAACGTCTTTAAAAGTTTTTGAATATTTGTCTAGGCGGCGGCGACGCAATTGTCTGGTATTTTGTGAACGGTAATTAACTAGGGGGCCAGAAAAAAGCTTAGTTAGCCTTTTATAAAGTGGGGTGTTTGCATTGCGAGGGTTTTTATTGTTTTTATTGTTGGGGGCCATTTAACCTATCCTTTTAATAACCAAAGAAATTCTTTCATTTTCTTTTTCTCATCAACCATTTTTTCAAACGCTTCTGTTTGATTTGGCTTTTTCATACCAGGTATTCGAGTATCAAGTTTTGTATTATTAGTTATTATACAATTTAAAAATGCTTTTTTATACTCTAAATCTCGCTGATTTTCAATTAAAGCTGTGTCGCGCACCCAGCACCCGATTGCACAAGCCATAATTAAATCATCATTATAGCTTCGTTGTGCTTGGGGTTTTCCATTTTTCCAAATAAAAGTATCTAGTTCATTAACTAATCTCTTAGAATAAATAGTTAATAATTTATTTCTTATAAATTCTTCAAACTTAGCTACTATTAAAGGTCGAGTTTTAAGGGATGTTGTAAACCCAGCAATAGCGCTTGAAGTTGTTTCCGCCTGATATTGATCAATATATTCATGAGATGATTTAATTGAATGATATATATTGGGGTATGCCCTGTCCGCCAACTTATCTAATACAGCAAACCCTACACTATTGTTTTCTACGACAATCATGGCGTTTCCATATTCTCGGCCAGCGTTATAAGCTATCTCAGAAAATAAATCTAGTGTTACCTTTCCTTGATACTCTGCGATGATTTCCATGGTCTCTAATTTAAAAATATGAAAAACAGAAAAGTCGGCGCCGTCTCCGCGAGAAACATCGGCAACTAACAAATAAGTATTTTCTTGATTGAACTCTTCCCAAATCCAATAGTTTCTGTCGATACCAGTTCTATATTTTGGCTCCCGAATTCTTTTTTTCAACCATTGGATATCGTCTCCATCAATGACAGTTTCGCCCGATGTGTTAAAATTACACTCATATTCTTGTGCAATTTGTCTTTTGCTCATATTTTTAGTTTCTGTTTCAAACCATTCTTGATCTCTGTCTGGGTGCTGGTGCCACATCAAACGAACAGGAAAGAATTCGTTCTGGCCACTCTCAGACTTAATATAGGTCTCGTGAAACCACTCCCCTACACCATTTGGAGTTGATAAAGCAATGCATCGACCACCCGTAGAAATCGTAGGATAGAGCGCAGTCCACAAATCAGTTAAACCGTCGACATGTGCGGCCTCATCGACCACTAGCAACGACAATGATTCCGAGCGACCGGCGTCAGCAGAGGTAGACGAAGCTTTAACCTGGGATCCATTGCTTAATTCAAATGAATTTTTATTATCAACGTCAATTTTGGCTATTTTCAACCAAGTTGGTAAGTGTTTAATAATTCCCTTAACTTTTCGAACTAGATTTGCCGCTGTGTTTAATTTAGTTGCAACGACAAGAACATTTTTATCGCGGTGAAAGAGCATTATCCAGGCAATATACCCAGCTACAATTGTAGAGATGCCAAGCTGGCGCGCCTTAAGAACAATTGTAAAGCGATGGTCATCAAAATTTTCTAACAATTCATCTTGATAATCATATGTCTTGAATGGAATTAGGCCATGGCCAGGGTGAGGTATTTTAGCGTAATTATTAATAAAGTACTGGGAGCCTTTACCGCATTTTAAAACTTCTTTTAAAACTTCTTTTTTTGTTAATTTGTAACTCATTACGCTTTGGCATTGTTTGTTTTCTTGGCATCTTTTGGTGCTTTAGAGTTGCTGGGCTTTTTAGCGCCAGGATATTTATCTTTTCCTATCGCTAAAAACTTTTCAACCGCCGATCTTAACTTTTCTTCGGGCGTCTCTAGCTTGTTATCCCCAACAGTATCTAAATCGCCCACACCGCCAATAGTATAAACTTTTTTAGCTTGGGCCCAGGTACGAACCTTAGACATGTTTTGCACTAAAACATCAGCATCGCCATCTGATTTGAGGGTCAACGTATTGCCAGTGATTGCTTTATATTCTTTTTTTAAAAACGCTGCGATGTCTTTATAGGTATGTTCAATTTCTTCATCGAGTTTAGAGTTGTGATATTCTTTGATAGACAACTCGCATTGATAAGTGACAATAAGCTTCGGGCCAGTGATGCGAATCTTGAAACCATCCATAACTCTCGAATCAAGAACGGCATCTCCTTCTTCGCGCTTAAGACCAATTTTTCGTGCTTTACCATCAGCAGCATATTTTTCATATTGTGAGCCATCATAAGCATTAGCCGCTGCTTGCGCTAAACCTTTTACGATGTCATTTACAGATACTGTTGCCATTTAATTTTGCTCCTTTAAAATTTTTCTGCTTGGCCGCCATGGGATTCAACCCAGGCGTCATGGGACCGGAAACGCCTGTCGCCTTCGGGGCACATTGCTAGCTCTTTAACTTTCTGACTTAGATGATCCTGATCTATCACATCCGACTCTCTATGCATGCGCTCTATATGTCTTACATTTTGATTAATAAAAGACCATGCTACTTCATCAGCATCTTTTGGTGTGTCGGTCCCTTTCAGTTCATCAGTCATCTTTTCTGTATCCCATATATATTTATAATACTGGTCCTTTGATTCCTCGACGTCGCACTCCGCTTTGTTTGGTGGGCATTGTGGGCGATGATCGCGCAAAGCCCGCAGTGCATTGGAAACCTCTAATGCGTTTCTACAAATGTCACCAGCAACTAGTTGAGCTAGAGAAAATATTAGCTTATCAGATTCGCCACCTTCATCGTCGCCTTCACTAGCATCTTCATCATAGCCTTCCACACCACCTTCATCTTCAAGCTGCTCGTATAAAAAATATCGTGGATCAATTCTCTTTTTATTCTTTCGTATTATTCGTCTTTTCATTTTTTGGTCTCCAGCCCTCTAGCCACCTTTCTTTATGACCTTCAACATATTTGATGTAGCAATCAAAACAACATTCAAACTTGTTCATATAGAGATCGTCTTTGATCTCAAAAGAAAATACTTCACAAACGGGGCATTTCCTTTTATTCTTCTTAGTAATTAGATTCTTGGGAAGGAAAAAGCCGTCTTTCTCAACTTTCTCTTTTTGTTCTCTTTTTTTATATTCCTCTTTATAAAATTCTTTGAGTTGCTCTAAATATTCTTCTTCTTTCTCATCCGTCCAGAATGATTTAGGATTAGCAACTGTTTCTTTGCCATATTTTTTTGCAATGGCTTTTTCAATTTCTGCTATTTTATTAAGATCTTTTGGATTCACGATTTTCACTTAAAAAGATTTATTTACGCCAGACGCAATATTTCCATATCAGTTGCATTGGCTCGCAGGTGCAACCCAAACAGGGCCGAACCAGAAGAGTTTGCATCATCAGCCGTATCTCGTGCCTTAATTACTGCGCTGCCTGTTATTCCGTACATGCCTGTTCCTGCCACTAATGTAATGTCTGAGGTTCCGTCAGTGGCCTCGTTAATAATTGAAAATTGTAACATAGAGTTGGGGATGCTCATATCAAGAACAGCCTGTATGTCTGTTTTAGAGTCTGTTGTCCAGTTTACGTCGCCACTAGGCTCCCCTCTAATTACACCTCTTGCTATTTCAAGGCCGGAAATAGTTGCGGAGCTAGCTCCTTGATCTGAAGCGACGGAATAACGCAAGGAGGCTTCTTGTGGTGTTGTGTTAAAAGAATGATCAGGGTTAAAATCTAGCAACACGTGTCGGAGGAATGGGGCGAACTCATCATCTATAATTTTCAACACTATTCCTAGCGGCTTCTCAACTTCTTGCTTGGCTGGAAAAAGAAGATCTGATTGCGTTGGTGGGCTATATATCATATGCCCCGGATAAACGGCATGTCTAATGCCATAAACAGGGCTTCCTACGAAAGGGCCGGCGGTGGAATTCCCCCATACGTGGGCGCGCACCTGGCCTCTTAATAATATCCCTCCATCGGCTGGTGTTAGCCTCGTTCCCGTTCCATTATACCACTTCAATGTATCGGCAGGGGTACCCAATGTGAAGCCCAATATTTTTCCCCCTCCGGACGCTGCGTAAGTTGTAAAATCTGTTTTAACCCAGTTATCGGAACCAGACAAATAATACACATAGCCTGCATCAACCGTTCCATCAGCATTGTCACCAGTTCCATGATATAAAATGCGCGCGCCAGGCTGCGCGGCCGTGTTCTCTTCAATCTGATCGATTTTAATTATATTTGCCTTTGTTAATATGAAATTCCATAACTGTTTTAATGAAAATTTGCCGCTGCCCCCACGTGCCATTACTTAACCTCTTCCACGGCGTAAACAACAGCAATTGTTAGTGCAATACCCGCAATGACACCCCCAACAGCCCACCAAGTAGAATAATCATTTGAATTTTCAAGAGCTACTTTGCTTAGTCTGTCGATTTCATTGTTCTTAATGTCAATGATTGCTGTGTATTTTTTATTTAGCGTCTCCAGGCTAACGTTTGTAGTGTCTAGAAGTAATTGCATTCGAAGCTTTTCTTTCTCGACTTCGTAATTGATTCTCAATATACACTCTTGTGCTGAAAAATCTTTGTCTGCAAAAATCTTCGCGGCGGCCGCGGTATTTAAGAGCACTCCGTTGTAAGGGGCCTCCTCTCCTTTTTTAATGCCAGTAACTTTTGCTGTCTCGTCTGGGGTGCTTGGTGTATCAGCAAACAAGTGTACAGGGAAGGCCAGCATAGCAATTAATATCGGTATCATTAATCTCATTCGTTCTCCACATAATCAAATCCGAAGCTTTCACTAATCTTTTTAGCTAAGGTATCAGGATCATTATAATATTTTTCAACAAGTTTTTTAACAGATTTTTTCTCTTTTTCATCCAGCTCTTTGTTGTCTTTGACAAATTCTTTTTCAAGGTTAGAAACTGTTTTATTATATTGTTCTAAGATTTCATCTCTTTTCTTAAGCTCCTCTTTGTGAAGGCGGCTAATTTCATCAATTTGTGCTTTGTAACTGGCCTCTCGAATCTTTAAAATTTGTTCAGCAACATTCTTTCTTCGTAGAACGACCCATGTAAATAAAACAAACAGCACAACAAAGGGTGCTTTCCAATTGTGTTTTAGCCATGCCCAGCATTTTTTTAGAAACTTTTTAATAATTAAGAAACTCATTTTACCAATCTTCATCGTCGTCGCCCCAAAGGGCCGCGCTCTCTTCTGGTGTCATCGGAGTGGACGGACCTTCTCGGCGCGCCGTGGCCTCTTCTTTATCATAGCGTCGCCTAAGACTTTCTTCGTAATCATCTTCGGGCTCAGGCTCTTCTTCCAATTGGCTTAAGGTATCCAACAATTGTTCATGGTGAGGCTCCAAACCGCCGAGGGCCTCGGAAGCTTCTTCTAGTGTAGTTTGCAGAGCGCTGACATCTCTATCAATCATGTCAGCCCACTCTCGCCTTTCTTCCTCGTCAGGTTCGTGTATTTCATTAAGAGATGAAAAAGTATCTCCCATGTCTGGAAGATGTCTTTCTGCTACTTCTTTAATGAGTTCTTTTAATCTTGACTTTGTAAGTTTCATAAATAAATCATTCCTTTATATTATATATTTGCACGAAACGCTGATGTATAATATCGCACATATTAAGAAAGTTATTAATAGTGGCAGTATCAGCAAAGGCTTTCAATTTCATATCTTCATCTTGGATGTTAGAAATGGTGTTTTTCCATGCCTCTTGGTGTGCCTCTCTGACGATCTCCATTACTTCTTCGAAAGAAACCTCTAGACGTGTTGTTTTGTTCATATCAGCCGGGCCCATGTTTCCATCTAGCTGCGATGTCAGCTAGGCCTTCGAGGCCAATGTACGCCAATGATATTGCTACCCAGTCTGACGATTCTAGGGGTACAACGTCCAAAAACATAAAGCTTGTGGCCGTAACCCACACCATCAATTTGCGCGACAATATTTTATTTAAAGTTTTATCTAATACCTGTCTCATGAAAACTCCTAATTTGTTTTTGCCATGAGGCGGTTGCCCGCCTCATAACAAAATTTTCTAATTTACTATTGATTCCTGTTGAACAGGGATATCAAAACCCACAAAGCCACTAGGCCAACAAGGCCTTCGCTACCCAGTGATTTAGTAAGCTCAACGACATTTCCCACTACATCAACTGGGAAAAACGCGACACCTGATCCAAAAAGGACCTGTAATACAACGGCTAACGCTAAAACTGAAAGCGCCATCGCTGTTAACTCTTTAAGCCAGCTACCGGCTTTTTGTAAATACTCCATAATTTTCTCCTTCTCGCCACGAATAAACGCGACTACATTAAATAGTGGCGGACCTTAGAAACGACCCCATTAGCTGGAGCCTGTTGAAATTATAGTCGAAGGATCCCCCCCTTTGCTAACACAGTAGGGGATTGTTCTTTTGCGGAGGCCCGCGGCCCCTTTTACAGCCAGCGAAAATGGAACTTGGTCGACTTTATCAAGGTCGCCCGCATAACCACCTCCCCGCTGATAGGCTCCCATAGAATACCCACCTGTGCCGGGCCTTTTATATTGCACAGTTGCGTTGCTATATAAATTTATTGTGAGGTCGCCGC